GGCGGCCGTACCTACAAATCCGGCGCCCTGGACTCCTGTAACAAGAACGTCGGTACCTTCGGCAACCGTGACGCTGCCGACCTGTCCGGTCGCGGAGACTCCGGTAACAAGGACATCAGTGCCAGTACCGACTAGGACGCTTCCGACCGCGCCCGTGCCCGTAGGCAATGCAGCAACAGCATTGCCCCACGTGCTATAGCCCCAGGTAACGTCGCTAGAAGCGTTCCAGCCGTCAAAGGCTACGGTTACATTTCCGGAGCCCCAGCCAAATTCGCCCCACGCGCCGTCGCCCCAGCCGGTAGAGCTACTAGCCACCGGATTGCCCTAGTTAGGCAATGCGAATAATGGCGCTAGTCGAGTCGGCCGTCGGGAAAATGATCGTAAACGTGCCGTTGGTCGAGGTTTTCGCTCCACCGAAGTCCAGCACACACACCGCAGGGTCGCCCGCTGCCGTGTCGTTATAGATCAACGCACCGTAAGCCGTAATCGTCGCGCTCGTAAACGACAGATCCGCGAAGTCCGTGAACGCCGTCGTGCCGCTCGAGGTCGGCGTGACATTCGTCAGCGTACCGCCACCAGCCGAATACGTTCCCGAGTTACCGACCTCGTCCGTCGCCGTATACGCCGTGGTTGCCGCCGTAAAGGAGGCATTGTTGTCGTACAGCGCGAGTTTGAAGGTGTTGCCCGTGCTTGCGGTGAAGTTGTGCACAGCCTGCATCAGCTCAACCTTGAAGCTGGTGCACATGTAATTGCCAGAAAACGCCATTTCTATTCTCCTAACAGATGGACCAGCTCAGGATGTCCCGCCTCACGAAGCCTATTGGCAATCGTAAGCCGGTCTTGCTCGACAGCCTCCTTCAAATAGAAGGCGACTACGTGTGTGACGCGATCCTTGAAGGCTCGCGCCTGCGCCTGGACAGCCGGATGCGACTGATCCCCGACGAAAATAATCTTGTCCGAGGCCCGTTGGGCGAGTTCCTCGACCGACCAGCCTCGTTCTGAGGTGGTAGCAACGGATACTCCGCTCATCACAACGGGCATTTCTACAGTAATCATGGGCCAGGCGACTCCGATTTAAGCGGCAAGCGAATCATACCATCGCGGTACTCGTCGCGTCGGCGCCGTCCCTGCTGCTCGATGCCCAAGCCCTGGATCGCTTGGCGATACGAATTGTTGAAGTACTGGAGCATGTTGTCCGGGCCCTTGGTGTAGCTGTAAGCCTGAATCAAACAGGCATAAAGCAGTGCTTCCGGAGCGTTACTGCTGATCCAGGTCGTCGGATTAGTCGACGACAACTGCGCCGGGCGGTAGATATAGCCCAATTCGACCGCAAAATCCGCGTTTGGGGTCGGTGCGATGTAAAACGTGTTCTGATCCCACACTGAATAGTACTTTGGAACGCCAGTGCTGGCCCCATTCGGCCAGTATTCCTTCATAAACGAGGTGTCTCGAAAGTCCAAGAAGATCTGGTTGTTCCCCGAGGTGATCATCATGTACCGATGCGTCAAAATGTCGCTCGGTGCGGTCAAAAACTTGTTGCCCGAGGTCATATTTCCGCTGACTTCGAGCTTAAATACGTCGAGATCGATCTCGCGGAGGATTTGATTCTCCGCCATCGTGATAAACGTATTGATCACCGCGTTGGTGAACACGTTAGCGTTCACCTCGGTGTAGTTACGGATATTGGTGACCAATTCGTCGTATGTCATGACGTAGCTACCGTGACTCCCCCAACAACGCCTTGGGCAATAAGGGCCTGCCCGACGATGTACGGACGCATGTCGTTCGTGTTGCGCGCTGTGCCGTAACTCTGAAACGCCGTGAATCCAGGCGCCCCCACGAACACGGAGACCGGCTCAATGCGATCGGGCCGCGGATCGCGCAGCGCAATAGCATCGCCGCGATAACGAAGCGGCTCGAGTTGCGGTTCCTTCGGCTCATAGTCGTCTGGACACACCATGTAGCCCTGCCAGTTTTTGCGCAGGACGTTGTATTTGTACCGTTGGCCACAGTAGTCGCAAAGGCCGTATGAAAACTTGCCAGTTGCGTAGGCCACTTAAACACCCATGTCCGGGATGAACTGCACACTGGCAGTGTCCCGATCCTCCATGGCAGCCCGGTTGAAGTCCTCTTCGTAGATAGCCTTTAGGGCCGCCGTACGATCGGGAGCAAACTTCAACGAGAGCTGATACGCAAGGCCAGATGCCAAGCACGGCAAGAAGCGGAAGTTGATATCCGCATCATTCGTGTAAGCGCCAGCGTCCTGGATACGGCGGATTTTGTAGTACACGAAGGTGTACGTCTGATCTGCCGCCGGATAGAAGAAGACCTTTGGCGTATTCGTACGCTGCACGTAAAACTGCGCAGGGCGAGCCTGCGAAGTCTTATCCGGCACGTTCAACCAGTCCTCTCGGCTGATCCGTTCGATGTAAACGTCGGTGTTAATCCCCTGGCTGTTTTGGCGAATGATCGCCTCCAGGACATTCACCGTATCGGTCGGCAGCGAGATTTCATTGACGCCTTGTGTCAACGTGTACGTCGCCTGCTCGATCGTCCACAGGTTCAGACCACGATTGGCCCAGTCCAGAAATAGCAAATTGAGCGAGCGACGTGCGGAGTTGAGCTGATAACCGCTCGTCGGCCGCATGCCGCAACGCTCAAATGCCTCTTCAACCAAATCATCAATCGACAGGTTGAAGTCTGTTGTGCCTGATGTAGCCATTTATTAGCCGCAAGATCCGCCGTAGCGCATCTTCTTGACCTTCTTCTTGGCCATGCCGCCCTTCTTGTAGCCGCGAGCCATGCCGCCGCCCATCATGCCCATAGCCATACGCTTGTGCTGATTGATCATGCCGCCGTCCTTAGCCATGACGACCTTGCCGGTCTTCATGCTGGGCTCGGAGACCATCTTGTTTTTCGGGCCACTGCCCACGGCACCGCCACCACGAGTGGCTGCGCCCATTCCACGTCCTGCCATGTTAGTACCCTCGCATCGCGCGACCACGCGCGTCCTTGCCGCCCTTCTTCATAGCACGGCCTTTCTTATCAGCCATGCCACCCTTCTTCATCTTACCGACGCCATCGGCAGCAAAGGAAGGAACCTTTTTGCCACCTTTCATGACCATCTTCATCTTGCCAGGCATTGTCATTCCCTCGAGCTTCTAAGCTCATCGAGTTTCAGTTCCAGACGATTAAATCGTTGATCGACATGTGCGACGAACTTCTCGATCCTATCGTCCACTTCTCTGCGAGTGATATGGTCTCTCGCAATCTCTTCACGGGTACGGTTCAACAAGATGTTCAAACGAGCGAGCTCGTCAAACTTACCCTTAAGCATAAATCCCATCCCGGTCACAATTGCTGACAGGATGATGTTCCAAATCATGATTTCCATCGGCTAACACTTCCATCGCCTGCGAGCCTGACGAATCCGGCTGTTAGGGTCCTTTGCTGCCTTTGGATACATCTTCATCTGGCCGGCCGAACGAGCGCAAAAAGACTTGCGCCGCTTGGCACGACCGGGACTCGGATTGTCTTCTGTCACCGCGATCTGGAGCTTGCTGCCAGGATTGGCGCGTCGGTATGCCGCCACGCCTTTCTTGGTCATGCCTGCCCCTTGCTTGGTCGGACGGAAGTTGCCGCTTTTAACGGAAGTGGCGATGCCCATGCCTTTTCGCACGGCACCGCCACCTCTAAGCGCCAGGCCCATCGGACCGCGTTTCATTACGCCGGAGCTCCACCCACGTACAGCAACGTGACGCTGAGAACTTCAGCCGAGGACAACGTGGCATGCACGCCGTCCGTGGCCAGGATCCCATCGTCCGGAATGATGATGTCGTAAGCCCCGGCCGCAGCCGGAGTCTTAATTTCCATCACCGTCGTACCGCCAGATCCGCCCGTCTTCAGGGTGATCGCAGCGGCCGTTCCCGTGCAGGTGTAGTAGACGCCTTGAATACGCGTGCGACCATTCACCATGTCGCCAGTGGCGACTACGGTTTTGGCTTTGACGTCACTTGCAAAGCTCATGACAGCCTCCTATTAGCGGGTGGCTGAAACGAGCAGATAGTCCACTGACGTCTTACGAGTACCCGTGGCGCTGCCGGAAACCGACATTGCGGCAACCGTCAGATCGGTCGTCGGAATGTTGGTCGTGTGCGTGGCCACAAGCTTGCGGTCAACAAAGAACTCGACCTGGCCCGTGCCCCAAGCGCGGAAGCCCAAGGTGACGTACGTGTCGTCCACGAGGTCTACGAGCGAATCGGTCGAAGTCTCGGTGCCGCTCGCTTCGGTCTTGCAAAGGATCGAAGCATTGCCGTCGTTGACCTGGAACACGATGCGATCAGCGGCGGCCAACATGGCTTC